TGCCCCTTACACAGGAATTACGAACATTGGGAATTCCGGTTGTTAACTTTACACCGAGCCGAGGAAATGATAAGCATGTACGTGTAAATTCTGTTTCACCTTTATTTGAAGCCGGCATGGTATGGCGGCCTGATGAAAGATGGACAGAAGATATGGTGGAAGAGTGTGCGGCTTTTCCATATGGCGAACATGATGATTTAGTGGACAGTATGACCCAAGCTATGTTAAGGTTTCGTCAAGGTAATTTTGTTGTGCATCCGGAAGATTATGAAGATCCACCATTGATGTTGGGAATGCAACGAAACTATTATTAGGAGGCGTATGACTGAGAGCAGAAAAAAACAATTAGATGATCTTTTAGCTGATGCTATAGAAATGGGCGATGAGGATCAAATAGAAATTATTAAACAAGAGCTGTTTATGCTTAATCCATACTACGTTACAGAATACAATCAAGGTGGACATGTTAAAAGTTCAGCGGAAACTTCGGTTATTCCTGGTGCAGCAACTAAAGGCAGCGCACAGGGATCCACGATTCGCGGCCCACGGGCCAAGGGTTCAGCGGAAGGTTCCACGATATCAATGAAACCCATGAAAATGAGATCAGGTGGTCTGGCCAAGCGCGGGTACGGGAAGGCAAGGAGATAGATATGACAAAGTCACCCCATGAATTTGAAACTGAAGAAAATATTGAAAAGGCTTTAGAGGTCGGCAAGCTTAAAAAGAAGGTTAAAAAAATACCAAAAAAAATAAAAAAGCTGGCTAAAAGTGCATATACCGACCCTATTCAAACAACAGCGAAAAAGCTAAAGAAGGAGGTCACGGAAGGCACCCCAAAAAGATATAAAAAGGGGTTTAAAAAGTTGGTCAAAAAAAGCCCTGAGGAGATCGTAAAGGAATCTTTCAAAGACCTAAAGACCGCTGCTAACGCAATAGAATCCCTGATACCCGGAAGAAAAGAAGCTTACCTAAAAAGAAGTAAAGGCGGCTCTGTTAGAAAATATAGTTCAGGAGGCGCAGCCAAACGTGGTTACGGGAAGGCAAGGAGATAATGCATAACAATAAAAAAGGAAAAGGAAGCATGCTCAGCATCACCATTGAGCAAAAACCCATTAACAAGAAAACCATGGACATGATCAAGAACGCGGAAAAGACAGGCAATGTCGTGAAAATGAGAGCCGGCGGAGCGGCCAAGCGCGGTTACGGTAAGGCAAGAAGATAATGGCGGTTGATAAAAAAATTACCGGCGTTAAGGAAAATGTTTCCGTTATTGAAGACGATGTAAGCCTGAACGTTGAAGAGGGTGATGTTGTTAAAAGATTAAATGCGGAAGAGGAGATTGAAGTAGAGGAAACAGATGATGGCGGAGCCGTTGTTGACTTTGATCCGTCAGCGCCGGACCTTGAAGCGGGTTTCGCTGACAATTTAGCGGAAGTCCTAGATGATTCAGCGCTGGGCAGGATAGCGTCCGACATAGTTCAGGAGTTTGACTCGGATCACGAATCACGGCACGAGTGGGAATTTGCCTATACAAAGGGATTGGACCTATTGGGCTTTAAGTATGATGAAAGAACGGAGCCTTTTCAGGGCGCAAGCGGTGTAACGCATCCACTGTTGGCGGAATCAGTGACAGCTTTCCAGGCGCAGGCCTTTAAGGAGCTTTTACCACCGGCGGGACCGGTGAAAACAGAGGTACTCGGAGTCGAAACACCGGAAATTATAGCGCAGGCGGACAGGGTTCAGGACTTTATGAACTATCAGATCACTGATAAGATGGAAGAATACACGCCTGACATGGATCAGTTGCTGTTTCACTTGCCTCTTGCGGGGTCCGCTTTCAAAAAAGTCTATTATGACGCTACAAGACAGGCGGCGGTGTCAAAATTTATACCAAGTGAGGATTTAGTAGTAAATTATTTAGCAACGGACTTGCAGTCGGCGGAACGGGTGACGCATATTGTAAAAATATCAGAGAATGACCTGTTAAAACAGCAGGTTGCGGGGTTTTACAGGGACATTGACGTCAAAGTCAGCGATGACGAGACATCCATACAGAAAAAGTACAATCAGTTAGAGGGAATTAACAAAGTTGCCTATGCGGATGAGATATATACTTTATATGAAGTACATTGCGATTTAGACATACCGGGATTCGAAGATAAAGACGGGGAAACCGGGGAGCCAACCGGTATTAAAATACCTTATGTTGTTACTGTTGACAAAGGATCCAACAAAGTTTTATCCATCTACCGAAATTATAAAGAAGACGATCCACTTAGAAAAAAAATTGAATATTTTGTTCATTATAAGTTTCTTCCAGGTTTGGGTTTTTATGGTTTTGGTCTTATCCATATGCTCGGGGGTTTATCAAGAACGGCTACCTCCACGCTTCGTCAACTTATTGATGCCGGAACGTTATCAAACTTACCAGCAGGTTTTAAGGCCAGGGGAATTAGAATTGCCGATGATGATGCACCATTACAACCAGGAGAATTTAGAGACATAGACGCACCAAGCGGGGACTTGCGGGCTGGCTTAATGCCGCTTCCATATAAAGGCCCTGATCAAGTGTTATTTCAGTTATTAGGTTTTTGTGTAGACGCTGGACAAAAATTTGCAGCGATTGCTGATATGAAAATATCAGAAACAAACACAAATGCACCTGTCGGAACCACCCTAGCCATGATGGAACAAGGCGCTAAAGTAATGAGCGCAATCCATAAACGTTTGCATTATTCGCAAAAACATGAATTTAAACTACTGGCAAGTGTTTTTGGTACTTTCCTTCCTCCGGAATATCCATACATGGTGGTGGGTGGAAATCAAATGGTCAAGCAAACGGATTTTGATGACAGAGTTGATGTTATCCCTGTTTCGGACCCTAACATGTTTTCAATGTCACAACGTGTGGCACTGGCGCAAATGCAGTTACAACTAGCGCAAGCCGCGCCTGAACAGCATAATTTACAAGAAGCGTATCGTAGAATGTATCAAGCTTTAAATGTTCAAAACATTGAAGCGCTTTTACCTCCTCCTCCTCAACCCCAACCCGTTGATCCGGGAATCGAGAATGCTATGGCATTGGGTTTAAAAACTCTTCGCGCTTTTGAAGGACAAAATCATCAAGCGCACATTGACGCACACCGTGCTTTTATGTCGAGTTCATTGGTTAAATCAAACTTACAGGTCCTGGCTTTATTGCAAGGACATATTTCAGAACACGTTGCATTAATGGCACGTGAAGAAATTATGCAACAGGCAGGACCGCAGTTACAGCAAATGCAAATGCAAATGCAGCAAGATCCAGGGGCTGCGCAAAACCCTATGATGCAGCAACAAATGCAGCAAGCGCAAGCGCAAATTGAATCTCGCATCGCTGAACGCATCGCTGAGCTAACTAATAATATGGTAGCGGAAGAGCAAGATATGCTTGAGGCACAGGGTGCGGATCAATTAGTAGAGCTTCGTGAAAAAGAATTAGATATACAAGCAGCCGATGTTCAACGCAAAGTAAATGAAGGCAAAGAAAAAATTGCTTTAGATCAAATGAAGTTTAAACAAAAAGAAGAGCTGCAAACAGAGAAGATAGATTCTATAGAAGATATCGCTGAACTTAGAGCTCGTGTTACTTTAAAAAAAATGCAGGATCAGGAAAAACAAAAAAAGATGAAATATGATAGAAAATCCCGATAAATTAATTAATGAGGTTTATACAAAGGCTCGAGAAATCATAGAGACAGAAAAACTTAATCCTATTGATTTTTCAGGCGCTTTAATCAGTGTAGCCAAGCTTATCCTTGTGGAAACTGTGGGAGCCAAAGATGCAGAAATCTTATTTGATTTTGCTGATAAAAGTTTTATAATAAAGTCTAAACAAATAACATATCACTAAAGGATAAATTATGGCATTAAATAACCCTAAACCAAAATATATTAATGGTTCATTATATCCTAATGCAAAGATGACTGTGAGTAAGGACATGAATCCTTATGCAGGAAAATTTGTTAATCAGGAAAAAATTGTTGATACATACACTGCCAGTGCGGAAGGTCCTAAAGTTAAACAAAATTTAGGTAGTGGACCAAAAGGCCAACGCAGTAAAATGCAAATTAAAAAGGTACCTTTTAAAGGTCTTTTTTAATGGAGTGCACAAACTGTGGGCATGGTTGTCATTGCAGTGATGGTAGTACATGTCAAGCATGTGGTTGCAACAACTGTGAACATAAGGTAGACTAACTTTTTTTAAAGGAGGTTTTATGAAACTTTTAAAAGATATATGGCAACACTTGAAAGAGTGGAGCGAGTGGGGCATGAAGGACTGGATTAAGGCCGGGATTGTTGCCATTGTTGTTATTATAGTTCTAGGAAAAATTTCAGGGGCTGTATAATGTTAAACCTCATCAGTGGATTGTTAGGCGGTAAGAATGGAGCCTTAAAACAGATCGCTGGTGTAATTGATGATTTGCATACCTCAGATGAGGAAGTGCTAGACAAAAAGATTTTAATGCAACGCATCCAGCAAAAACTTGCTGAAAAGCAATTGGATGTAAACGCTAAAGAAGCTGGTCACCGGTCCGTATTTGTTTCGGGCTGGCGGCCCTTCATCGGCTGGTGCGGAGGGCTTGCATTATTCTTTGAATTTATTTTATCTCCATGTATAGAATGGTACGCTAAATTTGCAGGATTAGATTTAACTGCTCCTGAAATTCAAACTGGCCCCTTGCTAGCAATTGTCACTTCAATGCTCGGCGTCGCCGGACTCCGCAGTTTTGAGAAGAGCAAAGGCTTAACCAAATAAGGAGAAATTATGGCTAAGAAAAAGAAACAAACACCACTACAAAAAATACAAAAGGAATTAGACAAGCTTGCAGCTCTTCATGCAAAAGAAGAAGCGATAGTTGAGAGGATTGAAGAGATCATTGACGAAGAGGAGGATTTCGACGACACCAACGAAAATTGGGAAGGAACCGATTGAAATGGCAAGACTATCGGCAAAGGATTTAACCGTTCCACAAATGAAAGCTAATGCAGCAGGTATGAAAGCTGTTATTGCTACTAAACCTAAAGGTGATCCAACAGGTATGGGCTTAAGGGGTCAAGATCTAACAGGAGCTGCAGTTAATAAAAAAAAGGGGGGAGCGGTAAAAAAGAAAAAACTAGATATTAAAAAAGCTATTAAAAAACCCGGTTCGTTGCGTAAGTCTCTGGGCATAAAAAAAGGAAAAAAAATTCCTTTAAAGAAATTAAATAAGGCTGCAAAAGCAAAAGGTAAATTAGGGCAGCGTGCTAGATTTGCAAAAACATTAGCTAAATTAAGAAAGAAAAAATGAACTGCTGGCATTGCAACGTCGAGTTAATATGGGGCGGTGACCACGACATAGAGGATGATGAGGATAAGATGGTAACCAATTTATCGTGCCCCAACTGTAAGTGCCGTGTATATGTATATCAACCAAAGGAGGAAGACGCCGATGCCGTTTAAATCAGAAAAACAAAAAAAGTTTTTATTTGCTAATGAACCAGAAATAGCTAAGAGATGGGCAAAGGATTATAAGCATGGTGGTTTTGTGATTGTTAAACCGAGAGGCTTTGGTCGTATGCTACCAAATAAAAGACCCCAAACAAAAATATATACATGACATTAGAGGAAAGAATTATGGAACATGAAGGATTTGTTCCAAAAATTTATAAAGATACCAGAGGATTTTCTACGATTGGGTATGGCCATTTAGTAAAACCTACCGATATATTTGAAGAAGAAGTCGAATACCCTGAAGAAGAACTTTATGAATTATTTTTAAAAGATTTACAAGAAGCTAAAGAAGGAGCCCACACATTGGTGGGACATATTACAGATCTTCATCCTAATGCTTGGGAATGTATTGTAGAGATGGTATATCAACTTGGAACTGCAGGCGTAATGAAATTTTCAAAAATGCTTTTGGCATTGGAAGAAAAAGACTATTTCGAGGCCCACGTACAGATGCTTGACTCGCGCTGGAGTAAACAGACACCAAGAAGATGTGTTGAACTTTCCGAAATAATGAAAAAGTGTTCTTAGATGGATATAGTAACAATTGTAGATTATCTTAAAAAAATAATAAAAACTAGACAAGATCAAGTAAATCAAGTTATAACATCGGATGTAAAAACCTTGGAAGAATATAAGTATCTTTTAGGGAAGTTACATGCTTATAATGAAGTAGTACAGGAACTCACGGACCTGCTAAAAAAACAGGAGCGCTATGAAGATGAAGCCCAAGATTTTGATACCAGAAACTAATATCATTGATATTAACGAAAAACCCTACAAAACAAAAAAAGAAATAGGAAAGGTTCCAGAACCCACAGGTTTTAGGATTGTTTTATTTCCTTTATTACTAGAGAAAAAAACGAAAGCAGGTTTACATCTTACTGACGAAACTGTGGCCGAAGCACAGATAGCTACAAATGTTTGCCGTGTATTAAAGGTTGGACCTGATGCTTACAAAGATAAAGAACGCTTTCCAAATGGAGCTTGGTGTAAAGTAACTGATTGGGTACTCATTACTAAATATGCTGGATCCAGAATTCGCATTGAAGGCGGAGAACTGAGAATAGTGAATGACGATGAAATACTGGCAGTCATTGATCATCCAAAAGATATACTGCCAGCAAGTTTATTTTAGGAGAATATTATGGTTGAAGAAAAAATGGTTCCATTAGATACAAGCGGTAACGATGTCGAAGTAACTTTAAAAGAAGAAGTAAATGAATCAGAGGTTACAACAGAGGAAAGTAATATTAG